ATCTATCCCACATTTGCGTAGAGGTGCTTTAAAAGACTTCTTAGCCATTATGAAAGGTCTAAGAAGGTACAAGGAGAAACAATTCAATAGAAGTACTTTAAAATACGAATTTAGCACAGGCTCTTATATAGAGTTTTTTTCAACTGACCAGCCAGACAAACTAAGAGGAGCTAGAAGAACAGATCTCTATATTAACGAATGTAACAATGTACCATTTAGTAGCTATCAAGAATTAAGCATAAGAACATCTGAAAACATTTGGCTAGATTACAATCCAACATCTTTATTCTGGGTAGACAAAGAATTAATAGGGCAATCTGATACAGACTTTATCACACTTACTTACAAAGACAATGAATCACTTCCAGAGTCAATAGTAAACGAATTAGAGAAAGCAAGAGTAAAAGCAAAGACTTCTAGCTATTGGAAGAATTGGTGCAGAGTTTATTTAGATGGTGAAGTAGGTAGTTTAGAAGGTGCTTGCATTCCAGACTGGAAAGAGATTGACATGATACCAGAAGAAGCTAGACTGCTTTGTGCTGGTTTAGACTTTGGCTATTCTGTAGACAGCTCTGCAATGTGCTTGCTATACAAATACAATGATAGCTACATATTTGATGAAGTGCTTTATAAAACAGGAATGTTAAATAGAGATATATCCAATTTTATAAAGAACAATAATATTGACTGTTATGTTTACGCAGATTCAGCAGAGCCTAAATCAATAGCAGAAATAAGACTAAGTGGAGTAGACGTTTATCCAGTAACTAAAGGCAGAGATTCTATTGTATATGGTATTAACCTAATAAATCAGAATGAAGTATTTGTAACATCAAGAAGCAAAAACCTAAAGAAAGAATTAGAGGGTTACATCTGGATGAAAGACAAACAAGGCAATAGTTTGCAGAAGCCAAACCCAATGACTGGAGATCATGCAATTGATGCTGCTAGGTATGCCATGATGATGGAATTGGAAAATCCTAATAGGGGAACTTATCATTTATATTAAAAACGTGGATATCATTTTAAACTTTTTAACGACTTAATAATATGAAGCTAACACTAAACATACCTGAATCACTAAGTGAAGTTACTTTAGATCAATACCAGCAATGGCTAAAAGTTGCAGAAGGTAAAGACTTAGACAACTTCCTACAGCAGAAGATGATAGAAATATTCTGTGGTGTAACACTAAAACAAGTAATGCTGATTAAAGCAAAAGATATAGAATCTATAGTAGTTCAAATATCTAAGCTATTTAATCAAAAAGAGAATAAGTTCATTGACAGATTTAATTACCAAGACCAAGATTTTGGTTTTATACCTAAGCTAGATGACATGACATTTGGCGAGTATGTAGACTTAGATAATTACTTAGCAGATTGGCAACTAATGCACAAAGCAATGGCTGTATTATTTAGACCAATCACATTTAAAAAGAAGAATCAATATTTGATAGAAGAATATGAAACTGCTGACAAGTACAACATGAAGCAAATGACTTTAGATGTAGTATTTGGTGCAATGGTTTTTTTTTGGAAACTAAAAAACGAATTACAGAGTCTTATCCTGAGTTATTTGGCGAATCAAACGGAAGTCCCGATCTCTCAAGAACTGCGGGATTCTCTCAAAAATGGGGCTGGTATCAATCTATCTATGGACTGGCAAACGGAAACATCCTTCACTTCAATAAAATAACTAAAGAGAAATTACATAAGTGTTTAATGCACTTAGCATTTGAAAAAGACAAATACGAACTAGAGCAACACATACTGAAGAGTAAAACTAAATGACCAAAGAAGAAATACTAGATATAATAGTAGATGAAGAAAACATAGATGAATTAGAATTTGTCTTGTTAGCTGATGGCTTTGAAGAAGCTTTTGTAGGTGTTACAGTAACAACTCCTAAAAAGGTGATTTATGACTACTGGAAATGTTTAGACTGTATCATTAGAAAAGAAGGTGTAGGCTTTGATGATGCTTTAGATTTCTTGGAAGAATTTGTAGAAGAAGATTTAGGAGTTAATACTCCAATATATATAAAGAAAATATGAAAAGTTTTTATAACGTAATAGACAGCATCAAAACAGCAGTAAGTGCAGAACCATTTAACAACAATGTAAGCTTTGGTGATATAGCAGATATTGATTTAAGTAAGCAAACAATATTCCCACTAGCTCACATCATGGTAAACAACATGACAGTAGAACAGCAATATGTTTCATTTAATGTAACACTATTTTTAATGGATTTAGTAGATGTAAGCAAAGAACCAGATGCTAGTTTATTTCTAGGAAATGACAATACACAAGATGTGCTAAATACACAAGCAGCTCTAGCTACTAGAGTTATTAGAGTATTACAAAAAAGCAATCTATACAAACAAGACTTTGAGATACTAGGAACTGCAAGCTGTGAACCTTTCCATGATAGATTTGACAATAACCTCTGTGGCTGGGCAGTAACATTTGATGTAAATGCTAAAGACGAAATGACTTACTGCTAATGAGTGAATTTAAACAAGCTATGGAAAAGTACGCTAGGTATGTCGTACAACAAGCAAGAAGCAATCTTAGCAAAGGCAAGAATAATGCTTCTAAGCAACTATACAATAGTTTAAGTTATGAAGTAAAACAAAATAGAACTTCTGGTGGTCAATTTGCTACAGGCTACAATGCAGAGTTCTTTATGGAAGATTATGGTATTTACCAAGATCAAGGAGTTCATGGTGCTAAGTCTAGTTATGTAGAAAATAGCAAGTCTCCTTTTAGATACACTACTAAACAACCACCAACAAAGGCTTTTGATAAGTGGATAAAAATAAAAGGTATAAAGGGTAGAGATAAAAAAACTGGAAGATTTATTTCTGATCAGTCATTAAAATTTTTGATAGCAAGAAGTATTAAAAATAAAGGAATTAGAGCAAGTATGTTTTTTACAAAACCTTTTGAAGCTGGTATTAAGAAATTTGAGAATGATATAGCAAGTGGCTATGGAGATGATATTTTAAGACAATTACAATGAGTACAATAATAAGAACAAGAAGCCCTTTCTTTATAAGAACACCACAAGTAACAGGATCTACTAATATAGCTAACCTTAGTTACTTTCAAATAAATATAACTGTGTTTGGTGGTTTAAGTTCATCTACAGAAATATGCGATGATTTATATGCTACTTACTCACTACAGAAAAAACCATTAGGTGCAGAAGTTTCAGTTTCATTTGATATTAGTGAAATAGTAAATGACCACTTAGAACAAATATTTACAGGAACTTATTCCGACTCTTCTGCAAAATCTTCTATTTGGGTAACTGTAGCAACATCAGCAAGGCAAGCAGATGGCACTATAATTGGCTCAGTAACATCAAACACTTACTTAGCTCAAGAAGGTTATAATAAATTTAAAGAGGGTGTAAACTACACAGCAGAACCTATTGCAATGATAACAGGCACGCATTTTGAATATCACAAAGGCAGCACATTAACAATACCAGTAAATGTTGAAAGAGTAAGCCAAGTTGAATGGGTAGGGAGTAATGGTCTTTCAGTTAGAACAGACACATTTACAGATAATGGTAATCAAAATCAAAAGATTCAATTTGCTCAATTTACAGATACAGATATTAAAGATATTGCAAGAGTTAAAATTACTTATGATACATCAAGTTTTACAACTATTTACACTACAAGAATTGAAGAATGCAAATACCCAGTAAACAAAATAACATTTGTAAACAGATGGGGTGCAATGCAAGATTTATTTTTCTTTAAAAAATCTGTAGAAAGTTTAGAAAGCAGAAGTGAGAGTTTTAACAGAAGTATATTTGAAGCAAGAAGTGTTCATCTTGATCCACCTGAAGAAGTTGGCCAAGATTGTCAAGAGTCAATTACTTTTAACACTTATTCCACAACAGCACACGCAAAAAAAACATTCAATGCAAATGCAACAGAATCTGTACTCTTAAATAGTGGTTTCGTAAATGAATTAATGAATCCATTTTTTGAAGAGTTAATGGTTAGTGAAAACATCTGGCTAACTGATTCGAGTGCTAACATATTTCCAGTTAATTTAAAAGATAGTTCATTTACTAAAAAAACAGGTTTAAACGATAGGTTAATAAACTACACAATGAACTTTGAAAAATCATTTGCTTTAGTAAACAATATTAGATAGTGCAAAAAGTTATTTTATACATACAGCCACAGTTAAGAAATACAACAACTACACAAGATTTTGTTAGAGTTGATTTAATGGAAGAAGAATTAATTGAATTAACTCAAGTTATTCAA